CATGGATTTCTCCTTAGTTTACGGGTCAATTTTTCTTTATAGACTATTTAGTTTTTTATAAACTTGAGGTTAGATAACCGGGTGGAAGTTGTGGCGCCTCTGGTTTATCTTGTCGCCAAACATCTCCGTCTTCCACAATAAGTTCTTCTTCGTTTCCACTCATTATGAATCCAAATGGAACCACTTCTTCCTCAATCTGTTTTATTCTTTCTTGGTACATTGCTTCACGAATATTAACATCACTCATTTCTCTAAAGTAGGGGTTAGTCGTTAGCCAACTAAACAAAACTAACGGCATAACCAAATCGTCATGGTAACCTTCGTCTGCCTGATAACTATCTCTTACTTGAATAAAAGTAGATATTTCAGATATAACATCAGCATCAAATATAAGAAGTTTCTTTTCTTCTAACAAAGACTTGAATGTGAAGCACCCAATTCGTTTAACTCTCTTATCGGTATTTACACCTAACTGAGTTTTGCCACCACCAAAACCACCAGAAACCACTTGGCCTGTCTTGGTACTTCGGTTGACAAACACTAAATTACCATACTCCAATTCATTGTGGAGAATGTGAGCCACCTGCTCACTACTGTTTGTTTCAATCAACACATAAGCATCATTAAAATCTCTTGCTACTTTATGTATGACTGTTGGGTATAACATAGGGGCAATTTTGTTATCTCGGTACTTACCTACTAACTTATAGGGAACTTCGGTAATATCAATGACAACAAATGCCGAATAATCTCCACCCACTCCTTTTGCCGTGTCGGCTACAATGACATAGCTGTGTGGTTTTCTCACAAGCTTTTCTTCATCGTCCCTTTCCGCCTTGATTGGATATTCGTATAGGTCGAGTCCGTCTTTTGAATAGACCGTAGGACAGGTCGACATATATTCAATCGTGGATGAATCAATTAAAGTTAAACTTGACCCAAGGAACTTACAGAGAACCTCTTGGTTATATTTAAGTTCACCAAGTTGCCGTCTTTGTTCTAATGCCCAAGCCTCATCTCTGCCTGGAATACGGCTATAAGGAATAAACATTGGAACAAAGTCATTAACTTTATTTACAGCATCATTCCAAAACTTCCAAAAGTGGTTATAACCAAGTGGTGTAGAAGTAATTAAAATCTTTGTTGTTTGACCAGCAGAGATAACTGGATAAACCGCAGTAAAGAATTGGTCTGCAATTGTATTTGGAATAATTGCAGCTTCGTCAATATACAATAAGTTAACAGACTTACCACGAATACCAGCTGCAGTTGTTGCCGCTGTAAAAACAACTGAACCATTTTCTAATTCTATGTCACCTTTATTCCATGTTTTTACACCTTGTTGCATCCATGCTGGAAGATGTTCAAACATCAACTGATAACGGGACATAATCTCACGAGCAGTAGATGCTTTGTTTGCAAGAATAGCAACAGTTTTGGATTCTTGAAATAATGTGTACCATAAAATGTATGCAGCCGCAACAGTAGTTTTACCTTGCTGACGACCTTCCATAATAATAACTTTACGATTATTATGAATCGTTTCTACTTTTTCTTTTTGGCAATCGTAAAGTTTGAACGGTTGAATACCATGGTCTAGTGTAACTATGTAACAATAGTTATCAATAAAATAAGTTGGATCTTCAACACACTTTGCTAACTCTAAAACTTCTTTCTCGGTATAAGATAAATCTATACCTGCACGCTTTAGACTTGCATTACCATTATAACCATTATTATTCATTCAATTACTTAGTAAAACTTCTTAACATCCAACCATGTTTTTGGTGTTGGTCTAAAATGTCTTGTAGAAAATTACCAACGGCTGGCTCATTTGCACCTTCAGCTGCGGCAATACCAGCACGCAAATGCATCATATATCTTTCGTTATCATTTTTTAGATTTGACAACATTGTTAATGCTGATGGAACGGTATCTGTTTCTTCAATATCAGATAGTTCTAACATTCTACTTAATGATACTGGTGCATATGAATTTAAGGCACGAATATGTTCTGCGATTGGGTCAACATTTGCATATACAGATTCATAAAAATCACCTAGAAATCCATGATACTGTGCAAAATCTGGACCCTCAACATTCCAATGATATGAGTGTGCCTTAAAATACAACCCAAAGGTTGTACCTAAAATTGTTTTCATTTGTTCAATTAATTGTTCCATGGTATTATTTATTCTCTCTAATTTGTTTAAGTAATTCTGCGGTGGAGCCAACAAATACTGCTTTCTCCACATTAATAGATTGGTTGTTTACTTCAATTGGCCGTAAACTTTGTTTTTGTTTTTGAATCTCTAACAAGTCTTTGTTCAAGTCACCTAATGTTTTAATAAAATTAGCGGCAACTTCATATGCTCGTGGGTGCTCAGATTCTTGTGCAACTAACAATAGATTATCTATGGCTGCACCACCTTTATCTAGTAAACCTTTAATGTTTTTTCTTGCTAAAGCTGCGTCAGTTTCCACTTCATCAGAGGCAATTACCTCTGTGGTTGGTTTAACCGCAGGCAAAACTTCTGGTTGTTCCATTGGTTCAATATCAAAAATCTCAGATAAATTGTCGTTTAATTTTTTCATAAAGTATCAGGCCATTCAGTAAATGTTTCTTCAAATCCATATACGCCATTTCCATTTGCATTTGCTGGATTAGGAGTGATTACAATTGCTACCGCTTTTGTTTCTGATTGAGATACAGTTGAAATGGTAAAAGTTGAATTGGAATAAACTCCAGTTACTTTATCATTTGCTTGAACTTTTTTATTCAAGTTTGTTAACACCAATGTACCGTCTGCGGTATTACTAAAGTATAATACTTTACCTGTTACACCTCGCTTTTCAACTCTAATATCTTCACCTGTTGTATATACTCCAAAACCTGTTGCCATATTAACATATACTTTTTGTGCATCCAAATTAGTAGAATCGGTAAATATGTTTGTATTGGCTTTAGTAATAAGTTTACTTGAATTATTAGCGGATACTGGAGGCCAGATATATGCCTTTGCAGTAAATGTAAGATTCCAAATAATTAAACGAGTGTTCATAAAGTCGCCTTCATAATCAACTTCAGGGCTTACTGAATTGAGAATAACAGGCATATCATACTTTTGATCCATTTGGCTAATGAAATCAATTGTTACTGTAAAATCTGGTGTAAAAAATGGCAGTATTTGTTCTAGTATCTGTGTACCATCTTCTGTGTTACGAACATAGATTGATAAATTAAAATCAAAATTATATGGAACGGGTGCATACTGGCTTCTAAAAGAACCAGAACTAAACCCAAAGTTTTGTAGTGTAGATTGTTGTTTTCTTGTGGTGTCATATGTCATTCCAACCAAATCAAAACTCATGCGAGGTACAGTTGTTGCAATAGACTTTGTAAGATTTGGGTCAGACTGTAAACGAACTAAGTATTTTTCTTTTGCACCATATGATAAAGGTACTTTAGTAATTTCATATGCTGTTGACCCATCTTTTGAATAACGAGTCAAAAGAATATCATTAAACATAGAACCAAACGCAACAACAATTTTGCGAATCGTTCGGTTATAAAAGTGTGCATTACCTAACATTAAGCTTCACCAAATGGATTGTGTTCTGTAAAATCAATAATAGCATCTGATTCGGTTTCAATGCGATTATTATCTACAATATCTTCAAAGGCATTATCCATTGTTGAGGTGTCAGAAACAGTATTTAATCCCCAAGCCGCACCACTAGTTTTACCTCTTAATGTGCCAGTAGTAAATGTTCCTCTAGCTCTATAAACATCAACGGAACTACCAGTTACATAGTTGTGAACAATAGCTTGTGCTGTTGCATTAGCATATGTGGCATCGGGACTTACAAACACAATTTCATCATTAACAAATGCACCTGAACCACCAGCGTTTAGTGTAAGGCGAGTGCGTGGGTATGCATCTCTAATCTGACCATCAATTTCAGCATTGCCTGTTTCAACAACTTCATTAGAAAATACAAACTGTTTTAATTTCAATGCATACACATAAACATTACCGCCACGACCACGACCAAATGAAGGCGATTTAATTTATGATCCTATGTTGCAAAACTTTTTTGAAATTACCTTTGTAGAGCATGAAAATGGTCAG